AAAGTCTTTAATGATTCATTTTTAAAGAGATACTTTACTGCTCTTCTTAAGAAGCAGTGGGGTCAAAACTTAATTAAATTCCAAGGAGTTAAATTACCTGGTGGAGTCGAGCTAAATGGTAGACAGATCTATGATGATGCAATGAATGATTTAACAATCATCAGAGAACAAATGTCTAACACTTATGAACTACCACCATTAGATATGATAGGTTAATATAATGGCACTAAATCCTTTTTTTCAACAAGGCTCCTCTGGTGAACAAAGTCTCGTTCAGTCTTTGATTAACGAGCAATTGAAGATGTATGGTGTAGAAATACACTATATGCCAAGAAAGTATGTTAGCGAAAAAACAATATTAGAAGAAGTAACTGCATCTAAATTTGATGATGCATATCCAATAGAAGCATATATTGACAACTTTGATGGCTATGATGAGATGCCTTCAACATTATCAAAGTTTGGTATTCAAGCAACTAATGAAGTAACACTTATAATATCAAAAGAAAGGTTTGAGACTTACATATCTCCCCTAATGAAAAATGAATCTAATGTAAAACTCTCTACAAGGCCAAAAGAGGGTGACTTAGTTTATTTTCCACTAGGTGATCGTTTGTTTGAAATAAAATATGTTGAGCATGAAAAACCATTCTACATGCTAAGAGATAATTATGTTTATAAGTTAACTTGTGAACTATTCCGTTATGAGGATGAAGTTATTGATACTGGTGTTGATGAAATTGATGATACTTTAGGTGGTATTGAAGGAGCAGATGGGGAGGAAATTCTTATTGGTTCTGGTGGAACACAGAAACTAACTCTTGTAGGAACTGCTTCACAGGCAACTGCATCTATAGGTATCATTAATGGTGGTATTCAATTTATCAGTCTTACAAATAGAGGTAAGGGATATACATTTGCACCTAGAGTTGCAATATCGTCTGCACCATCAGGAGGATTGACTGGTATTGCTACATCTAAGTTATTGAGTGGAATTGCTATTGAAGGTAATATTAGTGACAGTAAAAAATCTGTTGTTCAAAATATTGACTTAGTAAATCCAGGCTTTGGATATACATCTAATCCCACAATACAAGTAATTGGGAATGGAACTGGTGTTGCTGCAACTTCTAAGATAGAGAATGGTGTAGTTGGTATTGTTACAATCACTTCAGGTGGTTCAGGATATACAACATCACCAACAATTACATTTACAGGATTATCAACTGTTTCTGCTGCTGCGACTGCAATTGTTAGTGCTGCTGGAACAATCTCTGCTATACACATCAGGAATGCTGGTGTAGGCTACACGGTAACACCTACTATTTCTATCGCATCACCTGGTAGTTCTGGTTCAGGAAACTACTCATTTAATGAAACTATTACAGGTGGAACAAGTGGTGCTACAGCAAGAATTAGAACTTGGGATGCTATTACAAATGAATTAGAGATATATAATATCACAGGAACATTCAGAACTGGAGAGACAATTACAGGATCTTCTTCAGGTGCATCACACTTAATTAGATTGATTGATCTAACTAATTTTGATGATGGATTTGGTGAAAATGATGAGTTTGAATTACAGGCAGATGCTATTTTAGACTTCTCAGAAAACAACCCATTTGGCACACCATAAATATAATATAAGAGGTTATAGCAATGTTTGAGTATTTTTACAACGAAATTTTAAGAAAGACCATCATAGGTTTTGGAACTCTGTTTAATGGTATTACTATAAAACAGGATGGATCTGTTGTAAAAGTTCCTTTAGCATATGGCCCAACACAGAAATTTTTAGCAAGATTAGAACAAGCACCAAACTTAAGTCAAGCAACTCAGATTAGTTTACCTAGAATGTCATTTGAGTTTACTGGACTTACATATGACTCATCTAGAAAGGTAACTACAACTCAAACGATAGCAGTTAAAAATCCAGATGATGGAACAGATATTAAAAAGGTATTCATGCCAGTTCCATATAATATGCAGTTTGAACTTTCAATTATGTGTAAATTGAATGACGATGCTTTACAAGTAGTAGAACAGATATTACCTTATTTCCAACCACAATACAATTTAACAATCAATCTTGTTAGTTTGATAAATGAGAAGAAAGATGTTCCAGTTGTATTAGAAAATATAACTATGGATGATCAGTATGAAGGAGACTTTACATCTAGAAGAGTTTTACTTTATACTCTAAGATTTACTGCAAAGACATATCTATTTGGCCCTGTTACATCTGCATCCAAAGATATCATCAAGACTGCATCTGTTCGTTATCTTGCTGGTGGTTCACAAAGCACACAGAGAGATGTTACATTTGCTGTTCAACCTAGAGCACTTAAAGATTACACTGATGATGTTGTAACCACAATAAGCGAAGACATAGATGCATCTCAGAAAACAATCAACGTTGCTGACGGAACTGCAATTACAGTTAATAAGTTTATTGATGTTGATGGTGAAGAGATGAAAGTTACTAAGATTACTGGCAATAAACTGACAGTATCAAGAGGTGAAGATAGTACAATTGCAAAAGCACATGTTAGAGGAACTGGAGTCAAAGGTATTGATTACACTGGAAGAGAAGATAGTAATATTATTGAGTTGGGTGATGACTTTGGATTTGATGGATCTTACTCATGAAAACCGACGGACTAGATGATGCTTTCAATGTAGAAACAAGTATTGTTCCTGCAGATATTGAAAAAGTACAGAAAAAAGAAAAACCAAACACTGATCATATCAGTAAAGACTATGAGTATACTCGTGGAAATCTTTACAGTATTATAGAAAAAGGTCAGGAAGCAATCAATGGTATTCTTGAACTTGCTCAAGAAAGTGAAATGCCAAGAGCATATGAAGTTGCAGGTCAATTAATAAAGAACGTTGCCGATGCAACTGATAAGTTGATGGATCTTCAAAAGAAACTAAAAGAAGTTAATGAGGAAGAGAAAACAAAAGGCCCATCTACAGTTAATAATGCATTGTTTGTAGGGTCAACGTCTGAGTTATCTAAACTATTAAAAGCTCAGACTAAAAAAGAAGATAAATAAATCAGGGAGAGGAATCCCGAAGTAATATTTTACTCATACCATGTCGGAAAAATTGCCGTCTATAGATGACTTCTATGAAGAGTTGCCATCTGCAGACGAACTTATAACAGAAGAAAAATTACCCTCCGTGGATGAGTTTATAGAACCTCCGAGGCCTGAGGAAGAGATAGCAGACGNAATAAGANANAGNGATAAAGAGGAACCTGTAGATACTGCACCTTGTTCTATTGAAGAACAGTATACNGAGATTGTTCGTTTAGTAAATGATGTAAGAAAAGATATACCAGAGATACCAGAAGTAAAATATTANGATAAACAACTAGAAGCACTAACTGAATATGTTGAGGAAGTTAAAGGAAGCATTCCTGAAGTTCCTGAACAGAAATCTTANGATGAAGAAATAGAAGCAATATGTGGATTAATTGATGAGTTAAAGGAAGANGTACGCACAAACGCTGCAGAGATACCAGAGATACGGTATTATGATGATCAAATTGAACGTCTTGAAACGAGTCTCAAGAGTCTTCCAGAAATTCGTCACTATGAAGGTGATTTAGCATCTATAAAAGATGAAATTGTTCTATTAAGAGAATCTATTCCTGTATTCCCTAAATGGGTAAACGAGGTAAATGAGGTTCCTGATTTTTCATGGATAGGAAAACAATTTAGTGTAATTGATGATGATTTCATCAAGGCTGAAGATAATGCAAACTCTATCAGAGATAGAATTACTGAAGAAGTTCGTCAACTTTCAGAGGATCTCGAAACTAAAAGATTTGAATCAAAGACTGAAATAAAAGATTTAACTCAGAATTTTACAGAAACAAAAGAAAAGATATATGAAGAGTTAAGAACTGCTGCTGTAAGTATTCTTGATATCAAACATTCCTTTAAGAATGATGATAGACTGCTCAAGAAGCAGATGATGAGTAAATATAACTCATTGAAATTGAGTGTTGATGAGCACGTTAAAAATTTTAATAAAGAAAATGAAGAGAATAAAGAATTATATTCTGGATACTTTGAGTCTTTAACTGAAGAAATTAACAATCTTCCAGAAGTAAAATATTATGAAGAAGACATTAAGAATGTTAGAGAAGAATTCAATAAAGGTTTAGATTCGCTTAAGATTCTTGTTG